ATATAAAGGATACTAATGGCTCAATTAACAGAACGTGAATTAAGAGATAAACGTAGAGGTCTTGAAGCATTAAACTCCCGTGATGCTAGTGATATGGACCTTCAGCGCCGAGTAATGGCTACTTGGAAAGACGATGATAGACCAAGTGCCGTTGAAAGATATAATGCAGCCAAGGCTAAATTAGATAAATTAGATAAACAAATTCAAACTCGTGTTACTGAAATTGAATCAATTGAAGAACAGTTAAATCAAATAAGTACTTCTAAGCAATCAGATAAAGACACTAAAGATGTTGCTGATTTAAAAAAGCAATTACAATTTGCTATAGATACTAAAGATACAACTAGACAAACAGCGCTAAATACACAAATAAAAACCATAGAAGATAGACAAAAACTATCTGCAACTGGTGGTACTGCCACTGGTAGTGAACAATATGCTGGCGATAACGAGTTTGTAAAAGATGTTAACGCTAAAGGTTTATCAGTAACAGTCGACCCTGATAATGGTAACAGTTGGGTTAGTGGTGCTGAGGGCGATAGCCAAGTTCAACAGTATATCTACATAGGTGAAGAGAGTAGACCTACTGAAGTAGTGGGTGGTAAGTTAAGAAGAGGTGGTTCATCTACCCCTTATACTCCTTCTACATCAAACTTTGATGCACTAAGAAAAAGAATTATAGAAGATGCTATTAAGTCTCCTCGTGGTCTTAAAGGTTTATTTGATGACCTAAGAGGTGCTGGTCTTAGAATACCTAACAATGATTATAATAGACTAGATACTACTAGTGTTAGTTTTGGCCAAGCCTTGTCCTATGCTTTGCAAAAGCATACTAAGGCAATGGTAAATGATTTAGAAATTAATAAGAATATCCAACCAAAATCATTCTTTAAGTATGTTCAAGAAGATTTAAAAGATTCTGGCATTGGTGGCCCAGAGGTAGACTACGATGAGTATGTCACAAAAAGAGATGAAGCAGACTCTGACTTAAATAGATTCTTTATGGACTATTTAGGAAGAAATGCTTCAGATGCAGAATTAAATAAATACTATAAAGAACTAAGAGCATTAGAGAAAAAAAATGCTAGAGTTACTACTAAGAAGCCAACAGATTCTGGTGGTACATCTACAATAAGTACTGGTGAGTATCAGTTAGACCCTGAGGATATACTACAACTGCAACGTAAAATTGCAGGTAAAGCACTCGATGGTTCTGATATTGATACAATACTTAAGGGCGGTAAAGGTGCTGCTCAAGCAGTTAATAATACATTAGCCTATGCTAAGAAATATGGAGTAGCATTAAATAATAGCGATGCTTTAAAGTATGTATCTAGTTCATTAAAGAATAATGAAAAAGATACTAGGTCAATTCAAGCAAAGATACTTGCAGTATCTAAGGCTACCTATTCTAACCTATCAGATATTTTATCTGAGGATGTTGACCTAGATGATTTATCTGCTAATTATAAATATACAATGCGTCAGATTCTAGAAATACCTGAATCACAAATTGACACAATGAATCCAACAATTCAATTAGCCCTTAAAAATAATGGAAACAAAGGAGCAATGAACTTGACTGAATTTGAACGCGTCCTTAAAAAGGACCCACGTTGGGGTAATACTTCAAATGCTCTAGAGACTGCTGCTAGATATGCTAACGATATTCTTAAAAACTTTGGATTGATAGCATAATGTCTACTAAATCAAAAAGAGAACAAGCACAGGCACAAGAAGCGGCACGTCAAAAAAACTTAGAACGTGCTCAACAACAGCAAACTGTTGCTAGTCAAAAACTATCATCTGCTCAATCTGCTGCTAAAACTAAAACTGCACAAACTATATTTAATAAAGCATTGTCTGGCTTGCCTAGTAGTTATAATAAAAATACAGATGTTGCTAAGGGTATGGCAGCAATGTCTGCTAGATATGGTTTACAAGGTGCTGTCCTTAATGCTTATACTGGTTCCAATGTTGGATACAATATATCCGAACAAACTAAAGCGGAGCAAGCAGCCCTAGATGAAGCAAATCAATTAGTCTCTGGCTATAGTACTCCAATATCTATTCCAGAAGAAGATAAAGAATCAGATAAAGCAACTAGAAATGCTTTTGCTCTTCTTAAGAGTGTCTTTGCTCAATATGGTCTAGAAGAGTTGGGTGACACATTAGAACTTTTAATGAAAGAAGGTTATGAGCCAGAAGAAGCAAGTCTTGCTTTAAAGACTGACCCTAGGTATAACAAGCCATACATTACAAGATTTAAAGGAAATGAATTAAGACGTGCTGCTGGATTAAATGTATTAAGTGAGGCTGAATATCTAGCACTGGAAGATGATTACACAAGAACTCTTAAATCATATGGTCTTGAAAATTATTTTGGTACAACTAGAACTAACAAACAAGCAGCCATAGCAGATGTTATTGGTGCTGATGTATCTGCTCTTGAATTTACTGAAAGAGTATCTACTGCTGTAGATAGAGTTAAGATGGCTGACCCTGCTACTAAGAGTGCATTCCAACAATTCTACGGAATTGGTGAAGCAGACCTTGTTCAGTATTTCTTAGACCCTAAAAAGGCTTTAGTAAATCTTAAAGAGAAAGCAACTGCTGCTGAAATAGGTGGTGCTGCAATAGGTCAAGGATTACCTGCTACTACTACCTCTGCTGAAGACTTGGCTAGATTTGGTATTAGTAGACAACAAGCACAGGCTGGTTATGCAACCATTGCTGAAGAATTACCTACTGCTACTAAGTTAAGTCAGATTTATGATGAAGAAGGAATTACTTACGGACAAACAGAAGCAGAACAAGCAACCTTTAAAGGACTAGCATCTGCTAAGCGTAAGAAAGAACAATTGAAGGCTCGTGAAGAAGCAGCCTTCCAAGGTTCATCAGGTGTAGCACCTGCTGGATTAAAGACTACATACCTGCGTCAATCAAGTTCAGCAGGTTATTTCTAAATAGATTCCCTACACGGACCTACCAGCCCCGTGAGGTGTATAAGCCTGGGAGTAGAAGCCAGCCAGTTTCCCCGAACTGAACTGTGGTCTGCGAACTAATCAACGAATAGAAAGGGTGGTTGCTATGAGCAACAATTACTGGGAAGACGAAGACGAAGACCAAGATAACGATACACCTCTGCAAGGTGATGACTTAGTTAAGAAACTAAGAAAAGCCAAACGTGCAGATGAAAAGCGTATCAAGGAACTTACTGAGCAACTTGAGGGTTTAACCAAGGTGCAGCGTGAGAGAGTCGTCAAGGAAGTCCTAGAAAAGAAAGGTGTAAACCTTAAAGCAGCAAGACTAGTACTAAAAGACTTAGATGATGTTAATGAGGAGACAGTTTCACACTGGCTCGAAGATAACGCAGATTTGTTTGGAATCAATGTTCCTGCTCAGTCCAATGCAGATAACGCATCCCTTGCAGCACTACGCCAGCAAGATGTAGTTACTCAAGGTGCAGTTACACCAGACCGTGAACAAGACTTTAACTCTAAGATTGACAATGCTCAATCTGCTGATGAGTTAATTGCCTTACTGCGGTCACAACAATAACAATTCCGTTCATAGTCACTTGGAGGTGACGAATGCCTACAGTAAATTATACAACCACAGGTTCATCCTCTCTTGGAGGAACCGCTGGTTCTGCTGGCTTAGTACAGAAGGCGTATGACCGTCTTCTAGAATTCGCTCTCCGTTCTGAACCACTAATTCGTTCAGTAGCAGATAAGCGTCCAGCAAGACAAGCAATCCCAGGCTCAACAGTTGTTCTACAACGCTACGTTGACCTTTCAACAGCAACATCACCATTGACAGAGACAGATGATGTCGATTCAGTGGCGCTGTCTACACCAACCTCAGTAACCATTACTCTTTCAGAGTACGGTAACTCAGTATTGGTAACTCGTGCATTAGAGTTATTCTCTCTTGCAGATGTAGACCCAGCAATTGCTAACATCATTGCATTTAACCTTGCAGATTCTATTGACTCTATCGCAATGACAACATTGCGTGGTGGTTCAAACGTAATCTATTCAGGTTCAACAGCAACTTCAACTGCAACAATTACTTCAGCAGCAACTCTAAGTTCTGCTAACGTTCTAAAGGCAGTTGCAAAACTACGTGCTAACAAAGCAGTACCTCGTAAGGGTACAAACTTCTGGGCTGGTATCCACCCAGAGGTATCACACGATTTCCGCCTTGCTACTGACACAGGTAACTGGTTAGTACCAAACCAATACGGTGCTTCACAAGACCGCGTATGGGCTGGAGAAATCGGTGTATACGGCGGAGCATACTTCGTAGAGACTCCACGTATGTACAAGGCACAAGATGGTTCTGGTGGAACTGCTGCTAACAGCGTATACCGCACAATTATTTGCGGACAGCAAGCACTTGCTGAGGCTGTTGCTGAAGAGCCACACACAGTAATCGGACCAGTAGTAGACCGCTTAATGCGTCATCGCCCAATGGGTTGGTACGGCGTATTAGGATTTGCTCGCTACCG